CGGGCATCTGCAGCGCCGTCTCGCTGCGGATAGACGAGCGAAGCTGCGAGATCTGCACCGGGTGAAGCATCACGAACGGATTGCCGTGAACCGCGATATCGTAGCCGGCCGTCTCTTCGTAGCCCGCACGGAGATTGATCAGGTCGTCAACGTCAAGCGTCGCCGCCGCATCGGCTTTGTTGGTGCTGAATGCCGCACCGACGGTGCAGACCTTGGAGCGCAGCAGCGAAGCCCATGCTTGCGGAATGGACGCCGCCAGAGCGTCGATTGTGATGCCGTCAGACGCGAGGGCATCGCGCTGAAAGGTGCTCTCGTAGGCAATGCCGTTACGGCTCACCGTGAAGGCATCGTAGTTGGCCGTAACCGAGCTCGCCGTGATGGCTTGAGTCTCGGAAGACATCGCCGTGAAGCTGCCCGCGTAGCCGTAGCCGGTGGCGTTACGGATGCGCAGCGTATCGGAGCCGGAGCCCGCGAGGTCGCCTAGAAAGGTTGCCATAGGGCCGGTGAGCACATCGAACCGCTCGGTAAGCTGCTGCAGGACAGCGAGCCCGAGGTAATCGAAGGACTGGCCAAGAACGGACTCAGAGTCAGCATGCCGAATAGGCGCATTGAGGGTAGCCATCGAGGCATCTCCGTATGTAGTGGGGGAACATCAGTCATCCCAGCCACATACAACAGATTGACGGCTCTGGGGGGCGCGGGTCGGGCTGTTTCTATGGCCTTACCACGCTGCCCCGCTAGACGTCAACCGCGCAGCTCGGCGAGCAGCGCCCGCGCCTCATCGAGCAACCGATCCCGCTCGTCATCTGTCCGCGCTGCCCGTGCGCGTGCCAGCAGGTCACGATGCCGCCGCCGAGCCCGCCGCACGATGTCGCCAGCCCATACACGGCCGGGCGTGCCGCCCCAGAGCGCCCAAGCCTGGGCAGCCTTGCTCGTCTGGTCTTGCCGAGCTTCCGCGCTGCCCGGTGCTGCACCGTGACGCGCGAAAAAGGCAACCATGCGCACGACCGTGTGCAGCGCCAGCGGCCGCCGGTTCGCGATGTCCCGAGCCCGCGCCAGCCCCACGTCAGTGCCCGCACGCCGTGACGGCGGCAACGATGCCCGCAGCTCCAGCACGCGCTCGGCGATGCGCTGCATCTCGACCGTCGGCACATAGACGCGCGGCATCGTCAGCCCCTACGATGCGACGCGAGCAGCTCTCGGGCAGCCTCATAGGCTTTAGCCTTCTCGCCGGGGTCCCGAATCTGCCCAGCCGTCGCAAGCAACTTGCGGTGCTCTGCTTGTAGCTGCTGCATGCTCATGCGCCGCTGCGGTGCTGGCTCGCGACCGCCGCCGACTCGAGGGGCTACCCGCGCCGAAGCCGACGCCACCGAACCACGATCAGACGCAACGGCATCGGCCGCCGGGGGTAAATCGCCCGTGCTATCCGGTGACGCCGGCAAAAGATGCCCGATGACAGGATCGGCCCGCTGCGCATCGAGCCACGCCGCCAGCGTCGGCCGCTCGTCATCGTCGCCGAGCTCGGCCAAGTCGGCACCATGAAACCGAAGCAGCCGCGCTCGTACCTGCTCGTGCTCGTCGCCATCCAGCCCCACTGCCCGAAAAGCTGCGCTCTGCTCGATGCCGCTGCGATACTGGTCGTACTCTGCCCGCAGCGCATCAACGCCGGCCGCCGCCGCCTTGGCCTCTTCGGCGAGCGTGCGCGCTTCGTCTCGCTGTCGCACGGCTTCATCAAGCTTAGTTTGTTTCGCCGCTACGCGCTCAAGCATGATGTTTCGCGGGATGTACTCCACCCCGTCAACGATCAGCTTATTGCCGCTTCTCTCGATCTTGGGCTCGTCACTCATCAGTTACCCCCAGGTCGTCAATCTCGCGCCGGATGCGTGCCAGCTCGGCCCGCGCTTCGTCCCGCGTCAGCGACGGATGCCGCTCAAGATAGGCATCCACCGGCGACTGTAGCCCCGTCTGGATTGCCCAGGTCGTCGCGTCTCGTCGGTCTTTCTCTTCGGCCGGGCTCATCGGGATCTCGTAATAGTCAACGTCATACCCGACCGCCGGCATGGCATCGCCCGCCATCGAGGCAAGCGCCGCCACGCGGGCGAAAAGCTCGAGGTCAGACGCACGCATCAGCGGCGCGATCCGATGCTGCTCTTCGCGTCTCGCCGCGTTCGTCAGGTGTATGGCGACGCCGCTCATCGGATTGGCCCCAACACGCACGGCATCGGTTGGAGTTACGCCCATCTCGACCGCCACACTTGCCGAGTATTGAGCCGCGAACGCGCTCACCTCTGCAAGATTCGCGCCCGGCTTCAACTCCCGATAGCTCGGCTGCGATGCGCCCGTGCTGCGATAGTGCAGAATATCGCCGGCTTCGAAGTCGATGCTCACGACGCCCCGGCCGGTGCCGTCGTATCCGACGTTACCACCCACCGGCTCTGCGTCGAAAACCAAGCCGCCTTGAGACACGGCGTCTCGGGCGCACTTTCCCGCATGCGTGTTGTAAAGCACCGCCATCAACGAGCCCCGAAACGCGCCCTTGCCCCGATGCCACGACCACATGCTGCTGTCATCGTGCGTGCGATACAGCACGATAGGCGCAAAGGGCCGCCCGGCCGCGTCTCGGTAGGGGTAGGCATCGCCGACCAGCGGCCCCGCGCCCGTCACTTCTTCGGTAATGTCGTCGCCGTAATCGCCGCGCCGGTCTGCCTTGACGATGCGGAACACCGGCGAAGCCGGGTCGGTAACGTCCCACACATCCCACGCGAGCACATCCTCGCCCATCACGTGCCGCACCTGTAGCCGCCGCTGCACGATTGCGACGGTAGGGTCGTCCGGGTGCGCATCGAACCACAGCAGATGCGACGGACACACCGCCAGCACAAGCCGCCCCAGGTCATCCGACCAGCTTGGCAGCAAGCCGCACGTGTTCATCCCATACGCGAGATATTCCACCGACTGCATCTTCGACGCCCAGCCGGCCGCCCGCAGCATGCCCGCCAAGTCTCCCGCATCGCCAACGATGCGCGGTTCGCGTCCGTAATGCCCCGGCGTGCTCATCGCTCGGGCGACGGTCACGATAGGAACCTTGGATGTGTCCGGTGGTCCCCACGTCGATGTGCGGTCGGGCGGCACGTATTGCCCGATCCAATCCTCGACCAATGCGTCGGCATCTTCTTGGAGGAGCTGGTAACGGCATGCCCCGTCGCGCACGCGGGCTTGCTCGCTGTCAGGGAACACCTCATAAAACGGCCCAATCATGCTGCCCTCACTTTGATGCGCCCAACCTGCACGCCATCGACCACGCGCTCTATCGCATATCTGCCCGCGTCAAGTATATCCTTTACCGGGTCATCCTTCGCGCCTCTAAAGACCTCACACGCCTTGATAAACCGCTCGCAACGTGGATGCACCAGCAAGTCGCGCCGACTGCTTAGCACGTTAATCAGCCGCAGCCCGGCCGCGACCGAGCCCGCGTACTTGTGCGGCGTCACAATCCAGCGCGTGCGCTCGTAGGGTAGCCCCGCCACCGCTGCCAGATACCGCCGCAAAGCCCCGTTCGACTTCTGCTTGATGATGCGCCCCTCTTTGGCTGCACGATCCCCGACCCATTCGTCGACGTGCTCGTATTTCAGCCCGTGCCGCTCGAGCATGTCGATGATCGACCGCGCATCCTGCTCGGGCGTCGTGTGTCCGTCGCTGGTCGCTTCGTCGATGACCCAGGCCCGGCCGTGCTCGCCCTTGAGCGCCGCCACCAATACGGCCGCCTGCTTGCCCGCCTTGAGCCCGTGATCGATGCCCACCGCCAGCAAAGCACCGGGCGGGATGTCGTGAAGGTTGAACGGCTGCACATTCGACGGCCCGAAGCCGGTCAACCAGCGGTCCGTAACAATCGGATCCCAGCTCGCCTCGATGCGCATGGCCCGCTCAATCTCGGGCAAGCTCGCGGCGTACTGCTCAATCTCCGACGTCGATAGGAACGGCCGAAGGTAGCCCGACGGCCACGCGTTTTTCTCGGTCATCGTCGCGTGATGCTCGTGGAATACGCCCGACGTCACGAGCTCGCGTAACCACGCCTGGTCAGGCATCGAAGGTGTAGGCGTAAAGGTGCAGGTCATGTTCCCGCTATGCGCCACGAGCCGCGCCACAACCTCCGAATAGATGCGCTCGGGCATCGGCTCGTCGCAGTATGCGTAATGCCACGTGGCGCCCGCTTGCGACTGCGGCCGCTGCTGGTAGGTGCGGATCTGGATGACCGAGCCCGCAGCCGGCCCATACACGAACGGGATCACGGGATCCTTAACGCCGCAGATGCCGCGCCCGGCCTCAAAGCGGATACGCGGATCCACCTCGCCGGGCGGGATCATGTTCCAGAGCTTTTCCAGCGGCCCGCCCGCTTGGCTCATCTGCTGGATGCTCTCACCGATGAACCCCGCATACACCGGCCCGCGATACCGCCGAGCCCGATACGGATTCGCCCCGCGCAGCTCCATCACGAGGTCAGCCGTAGACACCCAAGTTTTGCCGATCTGGTTAGCTGTCCGCGCCACACGGAACCGAGAGCCGTCCGCCAAGAACGCCTTTTGCCAATCCGACCACGTAAGCGCCGCGCACGGGTCAGACGCATCCAGCGCCAGCGCATCGTGCAGCGCATCCAAAATCACGATGACGCCCCGAACATCGCGATCTGTTTCTCGCTCACTTCTTCGGCCGGCGACGCTTGCACACCGTCGGACGCCGCCACGATGTCACGCCGGGCAGCCCACCTCGTGCGTATATCGTCGATGTGCTCCGCTTCAGCGCCGTATAGCGTGAAGCCCTCGACATCGGCTGCGATCATCGTCGTGCCCGAGCCCAGGAACGGATCAAGCACGACGCCCCCGGCCGGCGTCACGAGCCGCACGAGATGCCGCATCAGAGATAGGGGCTTGACCGTCGGGTGTCGTGTGCCCGCTCGCTCGCGTGGCGATGCTTTCGCGCTGTAGAAGTAGCGCGCGGCGGATCCGCCGTCGGTGTTGCGTGCGTGCGGCCTCTGAAATCCGGCCCACCCGCCGCCCATTGTCCCGCTGGCTCCCGGCGTGCTTTTTCCGCTGCTTGCTGGGTGTTGGCCCGCCCCCGTCTCAGGCATCCCCGCCACGGCCGCCGCGCTGCCGTCGTGGATCAGGTTGGCTGGCCAGCGTCCCGCGTTTAGCAGTGCAACCCGATGCCCCCGCATGTTTTGCCAGCCAGCATCATTTGGTTTTGTGCCTTTACCATCTCGGCACGTGCCGCCATCCGTGCCCACACGACAAGCCCCCACATTGATCCCGCCCGTGCCCCAGCGCAGCACATTGCGCGCAATGCTGCTCTCGCTCAGGGGCTTGCGTGCCATCACGATAGGCTCACACGCGGGCTTCAGGGCCGTGCCCCAGCCGTCGTATTGCTTTGCAGCGTCGGTAACTGCGTCGGGTCCATCCTTCTCATGGTAGCCCCTTTCGCGCGCTTGCTGCATCCACGGACGATCCCCGCCGTCGATACCGTGCTCGCCGTTGACGCTTTTCGGATTGCGAACGATGCCCGCATCCACTCTGACCTTTGCTCGCACCGCGCCGAGCTCGCGATCAAGCGCCGATGATACGTCGTGCGACTTAGGGAAGCCCGAGCCGTAAACCCACATCAGGCAATCGCGCACCTCGAAGCCCGCGAGCCGTATCGCCAACGTCCCGACGTCATACGTGCGCGTGCCGAAAAACGCGAGCAGATGCCCGCCCGGCTTGAGCACCCGATGCACCTCCGACCACAGCGACGGCTGCGGCACGAAGGCATCCCAGTGACGCCCCATGAACCCCGAGCCCTTGACGTCATGGTGGCCCGTCGTCATCCAGTCCCGCAGCATCGCCACCGCATCCGGCTGACGCCCAAGCCCATACGGGGGATCGGTTACCACGGCATCGACACTGCAATCAGGCAACCCGCGCAACAGCTCGAGGTTGTCGCCAGCGTGCACGAAGTGCCGCCCGAACTCGTGCCGGGCGTTCACGCCAGCCGCCGAGCCGCGAGCTCCTCGACGATGACCGCAGCATGCCGTGGCGACACTTGCCGCACCATCCGCCTGATATTGGCCTCGACCTCTTCGGCCGTCATCGTGACGGACGAGCCCTCTTCGGCCCGAGCTGCGCGCACTCGCTCGTAGAGGTCGATCTGCAGTTTCCGGCAGGCCGGGACCGAGCCCATCGAGCCGAAGTTACGCGCTTCGGTGATGTCCTTGTCGATTTGCACGAAAAGCGCCGCCCAGACATCCGACGCACGCGGGCTGTCCAGCATCGCGACGGGATCGAGGTCGCTGCTGCCGCTCGAGGACGTCGGCTCGGGCTCAATGCTGGCGACGTTGCCCGCTTGTGCCTCTTTCCACCACCGCTGCAGCGTCGGCCGACAGATGCCGAGGTCACGCTTTGCTTGTGACCAGTTGATACCGTCGCCGTCGTTGGCTCTCACCAGATAGCGCAGCGCCGATGTGCGCGTCTTGGCATCGTGCCTCATGGTTTACCCCCGTGCGTGTACGTTTCCCGTCGCCAGCCGCCGCGAAAAACCCGACACGAGAACTC